TGCTAGCGGGATCGGGTGAAGCTATGCGCGGCGAGCTTCTTAATCTTGGCGTTGAGATCGACCCCGAAGCCCATCGCTTACTTAACCGCTATCTACAGAGCCAGCGCCCTGAAAGGAAGGTAATTGCAGCCACCTCTACAGGGTGGCATTCGCCCGCGCTTTTCATCATGCCTAGGAAAAATATAGGCACCGGGGACGCCATTTTTCAGAGTGAAACGGCTAATGCTGATGACTTCCGGCAAGCGGGAACGCTTGAGGGGTGGAAAGCTGAAATAGGGAGCCGTTGCGCTGATAACCCGGTACTGATGCTGGCGGTGTGTTGTGCACTCGCCGGGCCTTTGCTGCATCACCTACAGCGGCATGGCGGCGGCTTTCATCTTAAAGGTGATAGCTCTACCGGCAAGACGACGGCACTGGCGGCGGCAGCTTCAGTATGGGGTGAACCTGAGCAGTTTGTACGTACTTGGCGGGCAACTGCTAACGGGCTGGAAGGGATCGCCAGCCAACGTAACGACACACTGCTAGCACTTGATGAAATTGGTGAGGCGCTTCCTAAAGAGATCGGTAACACCGTTTATTGCTTGGCTAATGGCACCGGGAAAGCGAGGGCGACACGCACAGGTGCCGCAAGGGCCACCAGAAGGTGGCGCGTCATGGTCTTGTCGTCTGGCGAGCTTAGCTTAAACCGTCACATGCAAGAGTCAGGGCAACGCGCTAGGGCTGGCCAAGAGATTCGCCTATTAGATGTTTCTGCCCGTCGGAAGCATGGCGCATGGGAAGAGCTTCACGGCTTGCCTGATGGCCGCGCCTTTTCGGATGCCTTGCAGAAGTCCGCTGCTACTCACTACGGGCATGTGGGGCCGCTGTTCGTAGAAAAGCTGATCGAATCCGGCGAAGCCGACAAGCTGCCGGAAATGTTAAGCGCTCTAGCTGGCAGGTTCCCATCCACTACCGGGCAAGAAGCCCGCGCCGCTGAAAGGTTCGCCATCGTAGCGCTTGCCGGGGAGTTAGCTGTCAGCTTTGGCATTCTCGACGTAGTAAGCGGCAATCCTACTGATGCCATGGTTAAGCTGTTCGACACCTGGCAGGAAGGCCGTGGTCGTGGGCAGTCTGAAGACACCAAGGTGCTTGAAAGCATTGGTGACTTCTTGGCTAGGCATGGTGACAGCATGTTCTCCGAACTCGGTGATACCAACACCACAATAAGGGATCGAGCCGGATGGTGGAGAAACAGCGGGCCTAGTCGCGTTTGGCTGTTCACTTCCGAAGGCTTACGCCGCGCTGCCCCTGGCTATGAAGTCGCCCGAATAGCTGAAGCGCTTGAAGGTGCAGGCTGGCTTGCGGATCGCAGTCACAAAGAGCGTGCCAAAAAGGTGAAGGTTAATGGCCGCGCTGTCTGGCTGTACCACGTGCAGGAGGCTGAATCATGAGCCTTATGGACGTTATTAAGTCGGTAGCTGGTGAGTCGGTTCCGTCGGTTCCGCCACCTATCCACTACACGGAACCCCTGAAAGCCCCGTCACACGCGGCGGTTCCGTTGGTTCCGTCGGTTCCGCCCACTTGCAGCGAGGAAGTGCCCGACTGGCTAGAGTGGATCGGTGAACGCTGCCCCCTGGTGCCGGAAGATCACCGCCATGTTGCTACTGGCCTTCTACGCCTTCACCCCCGAATGCAGCAACGCTTAGCAGAGCGCTATGTAGAAGAGTGGCGCGCCGCTGCTGACGATGAACCCACATACCACAAACGCGATAACGCTGGCCGCCGCGCCGCTAACCTAATCATCACACGCCTAAAGAGAGGTGCCGAGCATGTCTGAAGTGACCATTGAGCAACTACAAACTGAAAACGAAGCACTGAAGGCCAAGAACGCCGAATTGCTGGACGAACTGAAGACCGCCAAAAAGTCACGCGCCACCCAAGAGCTTCAGGAGCGCGCCCAGGCGCTGGAAGTGGAAAAGGAGGCACTACAAGCGGAACTGAAGAAACACACGTTCGACGCCCCGGTTAATGCTGTGTTTAAGGAAGTCAGCGGCGCTGGCTCTATCTTCCGAGAGTCGTTTGAAAAGCACTTCAGTATTATTCAGGATGAATACGAGGGCCGATTCTGGATTCACGATAAAGATGGCAATCCCGTTTATAAAACAGTGAAGCAAGGGAAGTACGGCAATAAAGAGGAGCCGCGAGAACTAACGTTTAATGATATTCGAGATGTAATAGATGAACACGGCTTAGAGGAACTAGATTTTTTCCTTCCCAAGCCTAAAGGAACTGGCGCGCTGGGGAATAACGGCAGCCATTATTCCCGCCCGGCTCCAGTAAGTGAAAAGCCTAAAGAACCATCGGATAACGTGCCAAACTTTGGTATGCGGTGATATAATGACCCGGTGGCCCTTGTGGGGCCACCACCCTTAAAACCCCTGTGGGGTACGCGTATCAGCCGCGCTATGCTGGGACTTACTCGCCTGTGGCGAACCCTCCTAGACCTGTGGTCTGTGAGAATCACTCAATCCTTATTCAAAAGGTGATTCCATGGCCGTTACACGCCTAACCGATATTATTGAACCCGCCACTTTCACTGGCTACACGCTGCAAGAAACCATGCAAAAAACCGCCCTGGTGCGTGCTGGTGTTGCAGTCCGAAACAATGTGATTGCCGAGCAACTTAAAGCGGGCTCCCATAGCTTCACCGTGCCTTTCTGGCGTGACCTGGAAGACGACGAAGCCAACATTGTTAACGATGATCCTGATACACACTCCACGCCCAAGAAGATTGGCAGCGGTAAGCAGATGGTGCGTAAAAGCTATCTGCATCAAAGCTGGTCTGCCATGAACCTAGCGTCTGAGATCGCCGGGGATGACGCCCTAGCGAAGATTCAGAGCCGTGTGGTGGCTTACTGGGATCGACAGCTTCAAAAGCGCCTGGTGGCGTCTCTGCGCGGTATCATGGCCGACAATATCGCCAACTTTGCCGGTGATATGGTGCTAGACATTAGCGCCGGTACGGGGGCCGCTGGTGTGTTTGGTGCTGAAGCGGTAATTGATGCTACTGGCACCCTTGGCGACTCGATGAGCAACCTAGTCTCTATCGCCATGCACAGCGACATTTATCGCCGCGCCCTCAAGAATGACCTAATCGAGTTTATCCCCGATTCCCAGGGCGGAACGATTGCCACCTTCCGAGGCTTGGCGACCGTGGTGGATGATGGCTTGCCGGTAACTGAAGGCGCTTACACGTGTGCGCTGTTTGGTGCTGGTGCCGTTGGGTATGGCACTGCTGAACCTAGCATTGCTGATGGTACGGAAGTGGAGAACCTACCTTCAGCCGGTCGTGGTGGTGGTCAACAAATCCTACATTCCCGCGCCAATGTGGGTATGCACCCTGCTGGCTTCACTTGGGTGGAAACAACGGTGGCTGATGAATCACCGAGCCTAGCTGAATTGGCGCTACCTGCTAACTGGAGCCGCGTAGTAGAGCGCAAGGCCGTACCCCTGGCCTTCTTGATTGCCCGCGCTGAGTAACCAGACTGGCCCCTTCGGGGGCCTTTTCGCTAGGAGGTTTACCCATGACTAAGCAGCGTGTCGCTTGCAACGGTTCCCAGAAAAAGCCGCCCAAGAATGCCGAGAAGAAGATTATCGACTTGGCGTCACGTGGCGTATCGAAAAAAGGCATTGCACGCGGGCTAGGCTGTTCGCCTGACCTGTTTAATGCCTGGCTGGATAACTACCCCGAATTACAGAACGCGCTCGATGAAGGCCGTGAGATGGAGCATGGCGAGCTGTTTGGCTCCCTGTATGACTCTGCTAAGACCGGCAACGTAACTGCAGCCATCTTCCTACTCAAAACCCGGCACGGTTATCGTGAAGGGGATCAAGGCGACTTGGCCAACCGCGTATCGGTAACGTTCAACCTTCCCGGCCCACAATCCATGGAAGACTTCAGCCGTACCATTAACGGTGGTGAGGTGAACAATGGCCGAGATTAATTTAAACGGGTTTCAGGAGAAGGCCCTGGCATTGCCTGAAGAGTTCGACCTATTTCTAGGCGGTGGCCGGGGTGGTGGTAAATCCTACGCCTTAGCCCTGCTGGCCATGCGCCACGTTGAAATGTATGGCGACAAAGCCCGCATTCTCTACTTGCGGAAGACCTACAAGGGCCTGGCTGACTATGAGCTTATCACCCGCGAACTGTTCGCCATGGTCTATGGCACCGCTGCACGATATAACGCAGGGGAACACGTGTGGCGCTTTCCTAATGGCGGGTATATGGAGCTTGGCCAGCTTGAAACCCATGGGGATTATGCCAAGTACCAAGGCCGGTCGTTTACCCTGCTGATAGTGGATGAAGCGGGCCAATACCCGAGCTCAGAATTGCTCGACATTATGCGGTCTAACTTACGTGGCCCTAAAGAAATGCCCGTTCGTGTCGTGATCGCCGCTAACCCAGGCGGGCCGGGGCATCACTGGCTAGCTAAGCGTTATGTGTTTCAGTCTGACCCCTGGACACCGTTCCATGAATCGAAGAGCAAACGGCAGTGGATCTACGCGCCTTCGACCTTCGATGGCAACCGCTTTATTGATACCGACCAATACCGCGACCAGCTAGAGAGCGCGTGTCCTGATGACCCTGAACTATTGAGGGCCTGGCTTGAAGGTGATTGGGCAGTTAACCGCGGCGCCTACTTTGCCTCAGTGATTGAAGAGAACCGCAACGCCGTACCGACTTGGCAGGCTATACCCGATGATTGGAGCGTCTATCTAGCCCATGACTTTGGCTCTAGCGCTCCCAGCGTGACCTACCTATGTGCCATAAGCCCAGGCACTGAAGGGCCAGATGATCGCTTTTATCCGCGTGGCTCTATTGTGCTGGTGGATGAACTACACACCGCTAGGCGTGAGAACCCCAACAACGGGCTTGGCTGGACGGTGCCGGTATTGGGTGAAGAGATCGTGAAGTGGTGCCAGCATTGGGACGTGAAGCCCGAAGGCGTGGCCGATGATGCCATCTTTGCCAAGACAGGCTCAGGGGCGGGAAGCATTGCCGATGAATTCCAGAAAGCTGGCGTTGCCTTTCACCCTGCTAAGAAGGCTGACCGTATCACCGGGTGGAACATCATGCGCCGCTTACTGGCTGATGCTGGTAAGCCTGACCGCCCCGGCCTGTATATCGCCCGGCACTGTGAATATTTCTGGGATACCGTGCCCTACCTAGCCCGTGACCAGAAGCGCGTAGAAGACCTAGAGACAACCGGCCCTGACCATGCGGCGGATGCAGTGCGTTATGGATGCCTAAGACGCGAACCGCAACGGGCAAGGATGGTGCGAATACCTGGCTTTCGATAGTAGCAAACGGGGATTAGTCGGATAGTGCCCCAGTCATGGAAAAACCCCGACAGCCTACGCGTCAATGTTCCGAGTTGTAGTGACGGTGGTAGGCACTTCAAGCCCTGGCTAACGCTGGGGCTTTTAATTGTGAGCCTGAGTCACTTCAAGCCGCGGTCACGCTGACCACCCCCAGACGGCCAAATTGGCGTTCCCGGCGATATGCAGAAATGCACAGCGCTAATAGGCTTGGAACCTAGCCGATTAAGAGAGGATAGCGTTTAGTTCGTTTCGCCCACCTTAAAAAAGAGCGTGATTTAACCAGCGCAACGTTCAGTGCAACAAAACGCAACAGCTTGTGGGCAAAGTGACAGGGCAAACCAGGGAATAAGCGCGCTTTGGCATTGTCTTTTGTGATTACCAGTGTGGTTATAGACTCGAATACCACAAAACAAAAGGGCCTACGCGTTAACGTAAGCCCTTGAAATTATGGCGCGCCCGGCAGGATTTGAACCTGCGACCCTCGGCTTCGGAG